TTAGGTTTGGTATGGGATACGGCGCATTGATTGCATGTGTGGCAGCTAATAAGACGCCTATGCACTTAGTCACGCCTAGCAAGTGGAAGAAACACTTTAATTTATCGTCTGATAAAGATACAAGCCGCCAGCTTGCTATTCAGCGCTTTCCAGAGCATTATAAGAGGTTCTCACTTAAAAAGCATGATGGGCGTGCGGAAGCTAGTTTAATTGCACTATATGGTGCGGAAGTTTTAAATAAATAATTATATTAGGAGAATACAATGCAAAACAAATCACAAGCACATCTGAATAAAAAAAATAAACACTTATTATTTAAGGAAATAATACCAAGTGAAGAATTATCGAATAAGGCATACCATGAGCTGCCTGCAATATCGTCAAGCGCTGTTAAGACAGTTGCAACGTCATCGCTATACCACTGGAAGAACGCTAAATTTAGCTCCACGCCAGCTATGATCTTAGGCTCGGCATTCCATGCAATGGTGTTAGAGCCGGAGAAAAACTTAGTGCATAACTCAGGTTTGCCACGGCGTGGCAGTAAGGCTTGGAAGGAACAGGAAGAGTTTTTAGGTGACGATGAGATACTACTGCCAGAAGGCGAATACGAGCAGTGCCAGAAAATGGTCGATGGTTGTATGCAAAATAAAATGGCGCGTAATTTACTGACTAACAAAGACATGCTTGCTGAATACAGCTTTATAGCAGAATGCCCAAAAACAGGGCTTGAGCTGAAATGCCGCCCAGATGGATTGTTAAAAGAGGCTGGCATAGTGATAGACCTAAAGTCATGCTTAGATGCATCCTATCGTGGCTTTGATAAGGCTGTCAGGAATTTCCGCTATGACGTCCAAAATTGCTTTTACAGGTATGTATTAAAGTTATGCGGAATTGAAACTACAAATTTTATATTTATTGCAACTGAGAAAAACAGTTATGCTACAGCTTGTTACGAGTTGTCCGATAAATATAACAAATATGCCGAAGCCGAGATGTTCAAGACATTGCGTAAAATTAAAGTGGCTCAAGAAACAAATGTTTACGACACTGGTTGGCCTGAATTGGATACAATCAATCTTCCAGCATATCTTGATGAAGACCACGGCTTATAAGAATCCCAGTGCAGGGGTGCTGCACACATTAAAAGGAGGGTAAACATAATGTTACCACAAATTTATAGAAGAACAGACATAGAAAAACAATTTGGTATATCTAGGTCTACAATTTATGCCATGATGGCGGAAGGAAGATTTCCTAAACCAGTAAAAATAGCAGATCGTGCTGTTGGGTGGCTTGAAGAAGATTTGAAAAATTGGTTTGATAACATGCAGGAGACAAAATAATGCAACACATAATAAGCGGCGTGAAAGCGCTATACCCAAGACTAAATGCTACTTACCGTTTTGATCAGGAAGAGTATAAATCAGTAAAATGCTCACCTGACGCGGAAGGCGCTTCATATGAAATGTCATTTAATTTGACAGGCGAGCAATGCAAAGAGCTGAATGCTGTTTGTATGCAGGCATATAAAAATGCGGCGGCTATGGATGCAAATAGTAAGCGAAAGTGGCCTGAACAGCCGTTAAACCTGCCATACAAGCGTGATGATGATAAGCAAGGCGATTGGATTGGTAAGGCTAAGTTAAAAGGCGCATATTCAGGCGATATTACAAATCCACCACGCCAAGTAGATGCGTCACGTAAGAAGCTTCCAGACGGATTTGAGCTTACTTCTGGCTCGACTGTGAATATTGCAGTTACTGTAGTGCCATACAACACTGGCACTCTTAACGGAGTTTCACTAAGATTACGTGCAGTGCAGGTTTTGGAGCTGGCTGAGAAGCAAGAGGCAGACGATCCATTCACTGAAGTATCTGGTGGTTATTCTGGAGGCGCGTCACCTGTTAATGGTGTTGAGCATGACCCATTTGGTTTGCCACCAGCTACGCCGGCAGCATCAAACGATCTGGAAGATGAGATACCATTTTAAATAAACATGCCGTTAGACAGAACTTATTGAGGTTTTGTCTAACGGACACGACAGGACATTTGCGAGACATGTCCAATATGTCCGAGACAGGACAAGACAAAAGCGGGACATGTCCAACATGTCCGATAAATTGAGGAAGGAATAAAAATGATTAGTTTAATTAGAGGTAATTGCTTAAACGAGTTGCCAAAGCTTAACAGACAAAGCGTGGATATAGTTATAACTTCACCACCATACAACAGAAAAAGAAATGATAAATATAACAATCATAATGATGTTATAGTCGATTATGTTTCATTTTTAGAAAAATCAATTAATGAATGTTTGAGGGTTTGTAAGGGTAATGTATTTTTTAATATACAAAAAAATACCTATAATCGCAAAGATGTTCATACAATTATGGGGATGTTTTCAGATAAAATAATTGAGGTTTTAATTTGGAAAAAGTCTAATCCAATGCCAAACCCACACTTAATAAACGCATATGAATACATTTTAGTTTTATCAGATAATAATAAATCATTAAAAGCAAATAAAACTTACACATTAAACCACTTTACAACGCCAGTTTACAGCGCAAACCCATATAAAAATATACATAGGGCTGTAATGCACCCTGATGCTTGCGCTTATATGATTGATAATTTCAGCAATGAAGGTGATATAATTTTAGACCCCTTTATGGGTATAGGAACAACAGGTATAATTGCAACTGAAAAAAATAGATCATTTGTTGGAATTGAATTAGATCAAGAATATTTCAAAATATGTAATTCTAATATTAATAAAATAATAGAAAATAGATTTGCTACAGAAAAATAATCTTTATTAAATTTATAAAAGGGAAGGAATAAAATGCAAAACACGAAATTTCCAAATGCTAAATGGGAGCAGTATTCAGATAAAATTATAAGTGCATTATCATTGAAAAAGACTGCCATAGGAGAATATCATGGTGCTTGCCCGGTATGTCAGGGTGAAGATCGGTTCTGGATCAAGGAAACGTCTGATAGCGAAGTTATGGTAAGCTGCCGTAAATGCTCTGATTATGCAGGCATAAAGGATGCGCTGCGAAGGCAAAATTTATGGCCTAACGAGAATGATAAACCTATGACAAAAGAATATAACATTAGCTGGCCTAAACAAGATGATAGCATTACGCATGATTATCTGATTGCTAAAAAGATTGGCCTGAATAATGCTAAGATTGTAGATGATAAAATTTTTGTGCCAGTGATTAACGTAATGGGTAAGCGCGTAGGCTACCAGACGATTGATACCTTGGGTAATAAGAAGTTTAGCCCAAAGATGCCTGTAGTGGGTAATTTTAGCGTTATTGGGGGCAAGCTAGAAGATTTGGCATATGTATGTGAGGGATGGGCGACTGCATGCTCAGTATATATGGCAACTGGTAAGCCAGCAGTATTTGCATTATCTGCGGGCAATATGACTGCCGTGATAGGTGAATTACTGCAAGCTAGACCGAAGCTGCGTTTAGTTATTGCTGGAGATAACGACGAGGCAGGCTTGAAGGCCATTGAAAAATGCGTGGCTGATCACGGCGTGAAGTCTATTGTGCCTGAGATTGGCGGCTGGGACTTCTCTGATATGTGGATTAATCAGGGCAAAGAGGCCACAGCAAAGGCATTAGAAGTGAAGAGCCTGTTAGATCAGGTGTTCTTCCCAGGCGATGCGATGCCACAGTTAGACAGTAGTTATCTTGTCAAAGGATGGTTTGGCGCTGGGCAGCTCTCAATGGTGTATGGGCCAAGCAACGTGGGTAAGTCATTCTTTGTGCAAGATGTGGCTTGGCATGTCTCTGCTGGGCAAGATTGGCATGGCAATAAGGTGAAGGGCGGTGTGGTGCTGTTTCTAGCTCTTGAGGGCGGCATGACAACGCATAATAGGATTGTGGCTTTACGCCAGCAATATCCAGAGCATGAGTCTAAATTAGCTATGCGTGCATTGCCAGTAAATTTACTTGAGGAAAACGCTGACGTGCAGCTTATCATTGATTTATGTGACGAGGTAAAGCGTGCGCATGGCGATATAGCTATGATTATCGTTGATACGCTATCCAGATCAATGCCTGGCGGCGATGAAAACTCGCCTGCATCATCAACGGCTGTGATAGCTGCGTGTGATAAAATACGTGGTGAAACTGATGCCCACCTATTGCTTGTGCATCATTCTGGCAAGAACTTGGACGCAAAGGCGCGTGGGCATAGCTCACTGAGAGCTGCTGTAGAGACTGAGATAGAGCTGAGTTATGACGAGGCGACAGGCTTGCGCACTGCTTTGGCTACCAAGCAGAGAGACTTGGAGGGTGGGCGTAAGTTTCACTTTAAGTTGAATGTGATTGAGCTTGGGTATGACTCTGATGGCGATGCGGTGACAACGTGTGTGATTGTGCCGGCAAGCAGTGATGATGTTGAGAAGGCCAACAAGAAAGCTATTAAGGGTAAGAATCAGATATTATTTAAGACATGCTTCCAGCAGCTAAGAGGCGAGGGTATAGGAATGTCAAACCCTGCTGGCGTTGGTTGGCCTGAACCCAGCACGTTCTGGGTGATTAAAGAAGAGGATATTAAGAAGCATTTCATGGGTAAAGTATCTGGCGTGGCTAACCCATCGCAAACCTACAAGCAATCAATTGCAGGCCTCACAAGTGCTGGTCATATTGTGCAAAATGATGGTTATATATGGTTTTGCGATGATTTTGGAAAAGTGAGCTAAAATGCATACTACTAATTACCTACTAATTAGCATTAGTAATAACAATATCAATGACTTAGCCGAACAACTACTAATTGCAATTAGTATATCGTAACCAATCTACTACTAATACTATATACCTTTAGGTATAGTATATTAGTATGTAGTTAAGAGAATAGTATGAGATAGGTAAAATCGGGGTTAAGAATTATGGAGCAAGAGATGAAGAAAAAGATAAACATTAGAACGGCTGGTGGCAAGAACGAGCCAAGCGAGGGTAAGGGAGATCAAGCGATGGTTAACGAGAGTATGGTGAGGTCAGATATATTGGCGAAGGCTAATCTGCTGATAACAGGGGATAGGGCGAAGCAATACGGAAGTGCAGATGAAAACTTCAATTGTATTGCGACGATGTGGACTGCTTATCTTGGCAGGCATATCTCTGCGTATGATGTGGCAAACATGATGGCGCTGCTGAAGATTGCGAGGATGCGCAACAGCGTACATCAGGATAGCTCTGTCGATGGCTGCGGTTATCTTGCGCTGGCTTACGAGCTATCAAATGAGGTCACATAGGCTTGAAACAACGCCTCTCTTGAGGCATAGTATAGTTAGCGGGTTCTCCTCCTCCCGACGCATTGTTTTGCATTTCAATGCGACGCCCGCTTAACTAGGGCGTGCGGTTATCTTTCCTCACTGCACGCCCACATAACACGGAGCAAGACATTGTCTGAGTTTATCATTAACTTAACATTAGATTTACATTGTGATGACAGTGACGATGCAGACTATGAACTTAACAAGCTGTGCGATTATCTAACTGATAGGCTTACCATTGTGCCGGCTCAGACTGTACTGCAATCATTAGCAGAGGCGCTCATAGAGCTGCATGAGCAAGTGCTAGAGGAAGCCAGGAAGACAGTACATTGATTTACTGGCGGCATAACATGACGCAAGAACGTGCGTTACAACACATTGGCACGCCGTTGCACGGGCGCACTCGCGTAATAGAAAGTAAATCTGTAGTCAATACTTTCGGATAAACTGAAAGTTAACATAATATACATTATCGGACATATACAGGTAAATCTACAGTATATCTAATGATTACAATGGGTTAGCAGAATACAGGCCAATATACAGCTAATATGAGCTATGCGTTGTTCCATTTATGCGAAACTACACATCTGGCGCAGCGAGGAAGCCCCCCCGTCAACGGATTTTACGGGGGTAGTGTGTGTGTATAATCTCACGCACACGAATGCCTATATTGCTTCTCAAAAAAAAATAATTTAAAGTGTAATGGTGCATTACTTAAACTGCAAAAAGTAATGCACCTACACGGCAATAGATACGAAAGGATAGCCGCGATGAAAAAAGAATTACCAACTGTAGAGTATTTACGCAAGACAATACGTTATGATGCAAAGACGGGCAAAATGTATTGGCTCAAGAGAACCAAAGAACAATTTTCGCCAAAAACTTTAGGCGTCGAAAAGCGTGTTAAGTATTGGAATGTTAAGTTTGCCGGCAAAGAAACGGGGTTATATACCGATGGCAATGGTTATCTTAAATGCAAGGTTAATAAAGTAGCCTATGCAGCTCACAGAGTTGCTTGGGCATTACACCACGGCGCATGGCCTGATAAACAAATTGATCATATTAATGGAAATATAAAAGATAACCGCATAGTAAATTTAAGGTGTGTTAGCATGACAGAAAATGCGAGAAACCAAAAGCGCCCTTGCACCAACAAAAGCGGATTTATAGGCGTGCATTGGGATAAGAAGGCGTCTAAATGGCGTGCAGCAATAGGCGTTAATCGAAAAAAAATTATTCTTGGATATTACGATAATATAAAAGATGCTGTATCTGTTAGAAGTGCCGCCGAAAAAAAATATAATTTTCACCCCAACCACGGCAGATAGGAGAACAACAATGGCTGGCAAAGCGTTACGCAGAAGAATACTTGCCGATGTACTAAGCAAAGGCGGTGCTGAATACTTGTTTGAGCAGATAGCCTCTGGCACGACACTCACAGCCCTTGCGAAAGAATATGATTGCTCACGGCAGTATCTCAGCACATCCCTCAAGACCATCCCTGAGTATGAGCAAGCCCTACGCAAAGCTAGGCAAGAGGCAGCAGATGCCCTCGTAGAGCAAGGCCTAACAATGGTAGATGATTTGGATGGCGGCAG